TATGATCGTGCCTTACCTTTGCTTTCATTGCATTTAACCCGTTGCGGTGTCGCGAGATAACGCAATCATTGAACGTATCGTGTAGTGAGTATTTCATGTTTCGCCTTTTATCGTGATCCTTAAGCTTGAGAGCAGGTAAGCCAATCTCACCTGCGATGGTTAAGAGTATGCATACTATCGGATAACATGCAATAGTGTATGCATAGAAAAGAGAGAAAAGATTGTTTTTTTATTTTCGCAACAGTCGCTATTGCGCAGCAGTCGATAACGCGCTAACTTCGGCTATTCGTCAGCTAATCTCGGCCAAACCAACCGCGATGATGCTTGGCTATCTCTGCGCATAAAAAAAGAGCCGCAGCACAGGATCGGATGCTACGACTCTAGGCGATGAGCAATCGCACGTAACTCATCGAAATCTATCTTACGCTGCACTATGTCGCAGTCAACCTCGGGTATGACAGCCTCTGCCGCGAACGACATAGGGTATGGCAGCCCTTCATCCGAATGACCGAGGGTATGATGCCCCTCAGCCGGAACGATCAGGGGTATGGCTCCCCTGCATTGGAATGACTAGCGATTTGCTAGCTCATCTGCGTCTACACGCAGACTGATTGCGTCATTCACAATCACCTCGAGCACCTTAACTGGGTCTTCCTCGAGCGGATCTGGCTCTTCGTAGAATCGCTCAATCTTGAGACAAAGTGCTGACACTCGCTCGCAAAGCATTCTCACCTCTTCTTCATTCATCGTTTGCATCCTTCTTTGGTCGATTTGCTGCCGGTCTGTCGCTCCGGGAGCCCTGTACACGCTTGCTGAGTTGCTGGCGACAAATATCACCCATCCATCCTGCAAGCGTCTTACCATCGCTCTGAGCGGCTTCATTGAATGCTTCCCACCAGTCTTGTGGCTGACTGATACATTTTCTCCCGACTCTCATTTCTTTCTCCTCACAAGAGTAAAAGCGTGCATTCCAAGTATTAACAAAACTACTAAATCAGCGTCAGCTATCATGCTGCGTCTCCGGTTCGAGTAACGATATTTACCTTATCGGTGATCGTCAACATGTCTCTATACGGTTTTCACATGATTGCATAAAAAAACCCAGCGGCTGGTGAGGGCAACCGCTGGGCAGGTCACTTGTCGCGCGACGACCTTATGACTGACTTGAGAAGAATACGACATCAATTTCGCAATCTGCAGTCTGAGCAGAAAGTCGCAGCATGTGACTCGATGCGTCTGTAACTGTCGCACCTGTATCACCAAACTGTGCGAGCAGCACGCCACCTTGAGGTAGATCAAGAGTAGCCGATGCTGGAAGCACTCCTGTCCATGCGTTGGCAATCCCGTTGTCGATTCTAAGTTGGCCGCCACTTGTGATCACTCTGTTGCGAATCGCGATCATGTGAATCTTTGCATTAGCATGAGCCAGCCCCAGATTGTCGTCACCTGCTCCCACTCCCCATACATCGAGTGATCCAAGATCGTATAGGTCGATATCGAAGTTACCCGCAGCAGTCGTCAGACTGTACGCTTCAAGAGCAAACACTCGGTCGAATATAAAGTTGCCGCTGCCATCTTTGAGATCATTCTCAAACGTCTGAGCGTAACTGTGACGAGCACCCGTTCCGCTTGTGATGTTCGCACTTAAATCAATTGTGAATACGGCTCGAGTGACTGAGACTGGCATGTTATTTCTCCGATAGCTTGATTGCTTTGTTTAGTGATTTAATTGTTGCTACTTTTAGCATTGCCATATAAGCAGGAAGTGTCGGGTCATGTAGCAAAGTACCTGCTATTTCTGAGACATTGTAATTGCTTTTTCTAGCAAATTCTTTGCCGCTGTCATTCTAAGCGAATAAGGAAGAACTCGGAAAATAGGTATCAACTTATCGCTCTGCTGCATTAAATGCTCAACAAGCATGTCTGACTGATCAATGCACCATTGCGTTCCCATCGTATCCATTTGTGCTTTCATGCTTGCGCAGGAGCACTGCCGACCGCTCTCCACCGCCCACTCTGGTATAAGCGACTCGAGTGCTGAACCAGGTTTATTTCGATATGATTTATTAGATGAAAGACAAGGATTTTGGCTGAGCAACTTCTCTTTTTCAGAAACGATGATTGCATTGCTTGCGGAACACTTTAAGATGACTTTTCCACTACCGTCGAAAGTCTCTCCACAAATACACAAGTTTTTGTCAGGATGAGCGTTCTTCTTGATGCGACTGCAATTAGGGCAGATCGTCATTTCGACTCCATTGCTTTTATCTCGATAACGTAGCGAGTCCCCGCAACGGATGAAGGTTCGGTTGAAAACTCTACTGTTCTCTCTCCGCAGTTTCCAGTTATATCGCTAAAGTGACTCGACGATGCGTCATAAGGCTCATAGACATCGTTAGTTGTTTTATTCCAAACCCAGAAACCCAAAGCATTGTCACTCATTACAACCCTATATTCATCCTGCCCAATCAAGATGTCTTGCATTGAAGGACACTTGTCTTTCCACTGAGAGCCTTCAGCATTGCCACCAGACGAACTGTATAAATAGAACTTACCATCTGTCTTCGGGTTTAAGTTCCGAAAGAATCCACCGTAAACTGCATTCGTGTCATAGCTGGGCTGGGTCGAGGATACTGTCGATGCAGAAATTAATGTCACGACACCACCAACGTCCTGCCTTACCTCTTGGGTAATGGAAAGGCTTTTCACAGATCCATTGAACACCTTGCTTTTGCCAACTCTCGCAACGCAATCATTAAATTGCGTTCTTCCCATTCGCAGATCCCAGAAAACTTTTGTCGTTCCCGTCCAACCACCTGTAACGCTCCAGCTTCCTGTAGTTGTGCTTCCGCTAACCAGATTCCCACTTGCTGTTGGTGACTCCTCTGTGAAATGCACATTTAGCAAATCATTTATCGCACGCGACCCCGGATAGTAGCCAGCGGGACTTCCAGAAGACGGGAAACGAACATCTTGATCCCCCAGCATCATGCCGACGACACGATCTTCCATGTCGCTATCCAACTGATACCAAGAAACCGCCTCTAAGTTAAATTCTGGCTCGACAAGATATTCAACAGGATTTGATGGATCGATTCTGTTGATCACGCTCCCATCTGTCCATATATTTGGGTCATACATTCGGAAGCCTACTCCAAAAATGTAATTAAGACCCGAAGAGAACTTATTTGTTCCCGACGATGTATTTACAAAGCGAGGCTTGGTGAAGTTCCCGGGCTCCCATCCTCCGTTTGTGTTAAACGGAAATGTCTCTTCAAAATCTGTAAAGTCCGGCAGTACCTCATACATGCATGGAAGCGACGTTCCTGTCGCAAACCAATCTACTGGGGCTGCTCCGGTTTTAGTAAAAGTTGCACTAGCATTTGTGCTACTGCACTCAGAGCGTATGTCATTGTGAGGGAAACCCGGAGACGACGTTGGGCAGTTTGTTGGATCTGGCCAAACGCTGCATATCTTAGGCATTTGCCATCCATAAAAGTGATAAAATGGACGCTGATACCCATGTTGCCAATTGTCAGTTGCTACATTTTCGCACCATGTTTCCCATGCAAGCAATTCGTTCGACGTTAATTGCTGCGGAAAAGCTGGATCTGGTATTCCGTTATAAAGTAGCCAATCGTAACTTCCATTTTTAATTGAATGATCTAGTGAAAGAGATGCCGTTGCTGTAACGCCAGAATACAGTTGCGTGCCAGCATATTGCTCATCGTTCATCGTCCAACTGTAGTCGGTTTGCCCGTAACCGCTTTTTGTAATCTGCCCAGACTTTCTGACCAAAGCAACAGCTCCGTGTGCTTCGTTGCCATTTTGATTGCTGCCGAACCATCCAGAATACGTCTGCGTTTGTGTTGTGTCTGTGTTATAAACGTAGTCTTGTTGATCCATCTCCCTCATAGGATCAGTGCTGGGTGGATCGTGATTGAAAATGCGAACGCAACGCTGAGCTGAAGTGTCTCCATCCCCGCGATGATCGGCAAAGCTATCAGCAGACTTGGCGTTAACTCCAAGCCTTATAACGATGCCTCCAATAGTTATAGGTATAGAGTGAGTCTTTAGGGTAAGTCTTGATGTCCTCGAGTTAGATGTAGAATAGGAGGCATCAAGCTGTCCTACCGATCGAATTCCTCGATACCCAGAAGGTATATTAGGAACATCGGTTGTATAAGCAGGAGGATCATTTACCGTCAGACTCCTGTATTCAGATTTTGCAGAGTCATATATTTCCTCACATGTTGAACCCGTGCCTATCCATGAACATCCCTCGACTGCTCTGTACGTTTTTTTTCTTGTACTGCCCGATCTCGAATTGAACATGTTCAATTCGTTAAAATTAGAAATTAAGTCTGAAGCAAAATTCGCTCGACTATACAAACTCGTTTTGCCATTGTCATAAATGCGACATTGCATAACCTCAGAAAAAATATCAATCGCAGGATTGTTCGCGTATGGGCTTACAGTGTTTAACTGAAAATCAAACACCTCTACCTCAAAATGGTAGTCGTAGCAGCAGTTCGTGAAAGAAATTGTTACTTCGGAATCGGCAGGAAGTACATTGGGATAATTTGAATCGTACGAAGTTGCTTGAGAAAAATCCCATGACGCAGAAAAGTTAGTATCTTCTATTCCAGTAATGTCATCGACTTGACCTTGAGTTACTCCACCAGTGTAGGTAATTCCGCCGTATGGCTTAGCAATGATTAACTTGCAGCAGTCACTGCCACAACAACTACAACCCGGATTGTTCTTGAAGGGCATTAGCCACAGTCCTCCATGTCCACAATAAGGACACCATACACTCTCTTGGCGAGGATATAAGTAGTTCCTGCCACTGCTGACGACGATACGTTGTAAACGTCATAGCTCTGCGAACTATCATCATTGTCAGTCAGTTCGGTCAAAGTATCTCCATTTTGACTGTCAATGAAATATGGAGTGCAAGCAGCCTTGCCTGCCGTTGTACCTACCCTAGCAGGTATTCCGCTTGCTGGAGTTTGAAGCAAAAACCCCTCAGTAATGTAACTAACCTCCTCAGTGCCGAAGCGAGGCAGAGGCGATGGCGAGCGTATCATTTGCAATACACGCTCTATGTCTTTTTTGTCTGCGAAATTAAATCCTGCCATGTCCCTACACTTGCAAGAAGTCGTCGAATTCTATTCTGTCGTAGGATTCGTACTGGATGTAATCTGGAGTTCCTGTTTGATCTCCACGCTTAGTGCCAGAAACAGTCACAAATCCATAGCTTTTTGATCCCGGTTCTTTATTTTGAAACACCTTTGCTGTCGATTTATCATCGGCAGTTTCCAAAAACACACTATCGATCAAAGCTCTATCGACTTTCCATCCATAAAGGTGAGGAGAGTGCTCGATTGTGTATGTTACCTGAACTGCTCTAACCTGACCTGTGGAAAGTGGAACCAATACTTCAGTCGGTTGTATGTCTTGTATCAGCCAGTCATATGGCGGCTGCCCACGATACACAGAAGAATTTACCTTTAGCTTCCTGTTGAGCATATCTTCGTAACTCAAATACTCCTCGTACTGCGTAATTTGCAACGCTAAAGTAGGAATTCTTTCGATAATCGGCTCGCTCCACCAGTTTCCAGTTGGGCTCCTCGCACAATCAACAGGAGTTTCTCTTTTGTCTTCGTAGAGAACCTTTTGTGTCTCTCCCAGTATTGGAACAATCCTTGGAGCAATATCTCGCACAGAAGATGGCTTGACTATTGGCTGATTTTCATCTTCACCAGTGTTTGCTTTGATAGATGACTCAAACTGCGCATTGACGATCCATCGAGTATATTGATTCTCATGTGGTCTGCACGTTTTGTTTCGACACAGCACAAAAGGGATCAGTTTGTTGTCTACCTCGTAGACTGTTCGATTTACAACTGGGACTCCATCCGCCGTTAGTATGTCGTACGCATTTATCTGTGAAATGTTTTCACCAGACTCTAAAGTTACATCGACGAAGTAATCCACATGCCAAGTAACCTTAAGTTGATCATCTGAGCCAGAAAAGCTCATGCGTTGATTGCGTGCTTGCGTGACGTTGTAAAGCATTTCTATCGCCGGTCGAATGAAGATGGTGGCAAAAATGTAAAAGTTGGAACACCGGAAGCCCGCACTGGAGTCCCCATTAATTCCGACAATTCTTCGCCGAGTTTTATTGGAAGTTGGTTTAAACCCGTGATGTTCAAGTTGAGCAGGTTATTAGCTCTGTTTCTTGCACCCATTGCCTCGTTGTGATTTTTCTGCTCGCGATCGACTTGCTGTTTGTTTATTTCTGATAGAAGCCTAAATTCCTCTACACTACCTCTAGTAGCAGCGGCAGCACTAGTCTGTTCTTTTGTGTCTCCCTGCATGGCTTTATCGAATCGTTCTCTCGCCTGCTCCATCAGCTTTACTCTTTGATTAACACTTAAGAACTGAGCAACCTTTTGAATATCTGTCATCTCCGCTTCTAGAACTTCCAATGGAGTTCTAATGCTTTTTGCAAGAGACTCTGCTGCACGACGATCATCTTCAATTTGCTTGGCTCTATCTCTCTGTTCTTTTTCTGCTGCTTGCTCCCTGTCTCTTTGTCGCTTCATCGCAGCTTCGTGCCTCTGCTTCTCTGCTTCTTCAAGCTCGCTCTGCTTGTTTTTAGCATCTTCTAGCAGTTGCATTTCTTTTCTTAACGCATCTATGTATTCTCTGCTCGCACCTTGTTGAATCAGTGCTGATATTTCTGCTTCGTCCCTACCAAGCAGAACCTCTGCTCTTTGTTTTTTAAGTAGTGCTATTCGTTCATGAATGCTGTCATTGAGTTCTTGCACCGCTTTTTGCTCTTCGACTGCTATCGGGCGATACAAACTATCTAGCAACTTAGGAAGCTCTCGATCGACCTCCGACTGAGCCAGTTTGATCGACGCTCTAATCGCTTCGATCATGTTTTCAGCTATTCTAAATTTCGCATTTGCCGCCATTCGCGTTAGCGGATTCAGATCCTGCATCTCTATAGACAATCCGGGAATAAGTTCAGTCGGACTTATTTCTGATGCTGGATCTGCAACAACCCTTTGGCGAACTTCTTCACGCATCTGACCCAGCCTGTTGACAATATCTCCTGCAAAATCACCAATGTACTCAGCAGCAGGAACGGCAAGATCTGCTCGCAATCGCAACAACTCGGATTTTAATCTTTCGATTTTACCGAACGCAGTTTCTGTCGCGATATTCTCTAATGCATTCGCAAATCGTCCTGCACCAGAAGTTGCCTCTTTCAGTGAGTCACGAACTTCTTCGATTGAAATATCACCATCTGCCATTCGCTGACGAAGATCGAACATGCTTTCGCCGGTTTTCTCGGAAATAAACATGAGCGGGTTAAATCCAGCCTCTACCAACTGACGAAGCTCTTGACCTTGCAGTCGAGTGTTCGCAGTTATCTGCCCGAACGCGAGAGACAGTCTTTGCAATGCTTCGGTCGAGCCTCCAGAGACATCGCCCAACTGCCGGAGAGTACCCATCACTTCAGACTGCGATACACCATATTGCAGCAACGTAGTTACGCCCTGCTGAGCCGCACCAAGAGTAATTGGAGTCTCAGCTGCCAATCCTCGGATTTCGTTCATGAGACCAGCCGCAACTTCCGCCGACCCAGTGAACGTCTGAAACTGCCTCTGCGATCTTCCGATTTCTAAAGCGTCAGCAATGCCTCCCCTTATCTGTCTAATCGCTGCATACATTGCAGATATAGCTGATATCTGCCTCAATAGTGCAGTAGTCTGCAGCGCCATTCCTTTGACAAATGCGTTTTGCTGAACATTTCCTTTTTTCTGTTCCTCGTAAAGTCTTTTGTGCTCTTCTCTTAATTGCTTCAGTCTTGCATCGAATTGCTTAGAACCGACATTCCCTGCCTTGAATTCCGTAATCAAGTCACGGGTAGCTTGCCTATTCTTCTGCATGGGCGTTATTAAGCTTTGTAATCCGGCACGAACACCTGCAAGTCTTCTCTGCTGTTCTTGATACACAGGATTAAGTTCACGCATAGACTGCATGATTCGCTTTTGCTCTGCCGCGACCTCTTCAGGAGAAAGCATACCGGCAGCACCAAGAGCACGAACGCCTGTCATTTGTCTAGCTAATGCACGGCGAGGATCTAGCCTATCGCGAATTGCTTGTGCTTCTCGCTTTTGCTTTGACAACAGTGCCGCTTGTGCATCAGCCTGTCTTTTTATTGCCGCCGATTGTTTATTTCTTTCCGCCTCAAGTTTTTTTAATTCATCAGAAAGTCGCCTAGCGGATCTCGCCTCTTGATCCGACGCTCTTTTTGCCCTTAACTTCTCAGCAATAGCATTCCTCTGCATGTCAACTTCACGCTCAATTGCTCTAGCAACTGCTCGCAGTCTGTCTACCCTTTCTCTGTCTTCTTTGCTGAGAACTCTGTAGTGTCCGACGCTTTGAACTATTTGAGATGCTTGCTGGCGTAAACTTTCTACGAACGCTCTTGCTTCTCTGCCGCCACCTTTTGTCTTTACTGCAAGATCGGCAATAGACCGGCTAAACATGTTAACCGGTCTTGCGCCGCTTTCTATAAGCTTCTGCATACCCTGCATTTGGATACCAAAAGCTTCGACAGGAGTTCGCGACTCCAAGAATACCTTTTTGAGTGCTGTAACTTCCTTTCGAGAAGAAACTATGCCTTTCTGAAAGCCTTTAGTATCTGCAATAAGATCATAAACAAGTGTTCCGAGCTTATTAGTTGCCATACTTTTGACTCATCATTTGCAATGCGGCGGATGGGCTTACGCCCTTTTGCTTTTCGCTGGCTTTCATTTCGTCAGCGACGACACTCTCATAGGCTAGCCATGCATCGATAACCCTTGAAGGCACATTGTCCATCCAAGTTATTGGATCATCGATGCATAGCTCTTTGCAGATACGGAAAGCAAACCTCAATCGATGGTTGATTTTCAACTCTCGCTTGAGTCTTGCTATTCGTCCTTTTTTCCCACTTCTTCTCCATTGAATTCGACGATCGCTGCATAGATCTTATCTAGCATGTGAGAGTCAGATTCAAACAGATCTTTAGCCTCTTGCTCTGTGAACATCGGAGTGTTTTCATCGGCCATTACTTGGTCAACAATCGCATGTATCCGACGCAGTGCAAAAGTCTCTTCATTTAGCTTGCCGTTTTCGTCGTATAGCCGAGCAGTTCTGCGTGACCGCTGAACCTCTCCGGTTGAACGCACTAGCAATTCACCGAGCCCATCAACAACAATTTTCTTGCTTTTTGGTTTAACGGCATTTAACAATTGTTCTTTAGTTATCGTCGTAGCCAAAGTCTGAATCCTCACTTTCAGGTTCTACAAATAAATCAACAGGTAACTCAGGAGCTTGAACAGTCGTCACCTCGTCACGATCAAGAAGCCCAAGAACTTGCAGTTCGATCTCTTCAGCTTCCTCTTTACTGAAACCATTGCCAAGCAAAAGCTTGGAGCCTTCAGCGAAACCGATAAAACCTGCATGCTTACCGTCCACAAAGACTCTCCACTTGTTGAGCTTGACCATTGGTCTAGACCCATCAGGTGATCGTCTAATGCTGCGACCCTCAAATTCCTTAATCGTGACGTTTAGTGACTTGCTCATAGCTACTAAGTTGCCTCAGCGGTAAAGGTAGGTTCCGTTCCAACTCCATCGAGCTTGAACGTAAGCGTCATCATCATCAACTCATTATTAACAAGTTCTGGCAATGATGCATTAGTTAAAAAGCCACTAGCAGTATAAGTAGCGTTGGTTCCGTTTGAGGCGTTAACAATCGGAAACGTGATTGTAATATCCTCAACGGTTCCCAAGCTAGGAATGCCAGCAGTGTCTTGGTCGAAGATTGCTTCGATTTGAACTTCGCCGGGATCTGCTAGGTCGCCCGGAATCGAGCTAATCCAGTTAGTCGTTCCGAGGTGGCTCGAGTCGATTGATGGCAAGCTATGCTCACCAAGGTTTAAACTACGGACGCTCCCAACTGAGCCGGTGCTCGACAAAGTAAGCGTTCCGCCATTTCCGGTATCGGCCATTCTGTTTCTCCTTTATGAGGTGGTCGTCCGATAGGTTACGAAAAAATCTAACGTCGTAATGAATCGCCTCTCGTCCGAACCCACTTCGGGTCTGAGAAACGCATACTGTTCACCGCTTGCTAAACTGATCTCATGGATGAATTGACCATTCTGATCACCGCGATGTTTCTTCTCTAACGCCAGCCTCACTGCGTCTGCTAACTGATTTGCTTGCAGTCTTGTGTCCGCAAGGCAATCGATCTGTATCCTAGCACGGGAAGCATTCACTATTCCCGTCAAATGCTCATTTGGCAAAGTGTCGATGACTGTATAAACAATCACCGGCATTGCAACCTGCTCTGGAGGCACATCGCTGAACATGCGAGTATTAACCAAAGCAGCAACCGAGGAATCTGCTAGCGTCAATGTTCGTATCGTTGCTCCGATATCAGGCATTGATGATCCTCGTTATTTCTTGTTTCAATATTTCTTTGATCCGGCGATCTACTGACGATTCAGTTTCGTCTTTGCTGCTTCGCCAAAAACCAACTGGCGGCGTTTTTTTATCATTTTGCCCAGCATACTTATGACCAAAGATGTACTTTTCGTGGCCGTATTCCGCCATCGCAGCATATCTATTAGCAATTCCTCGCGTTGTTACACGAACTCTTATAACATGAGGCGGAGTATTCTTTCTCATCCTCTTCGGGCTGGTAATGCCTTTTCTCAACGCACCCGGAGTTACATTCGAGCCCCATGCTGGTCGATTGTATGATGACCCATCTAAGTTTCCGGCTTTTCTTCTGACTTCGTTAGCAAAAATCGTTGCAGCGTTCCGCATCGCTTTTGCTAATCCAGTCTCCCTTGCCTCAACTGGCAACTTTTTGAGCAAAGCCTCAACGTCTTTTGTTTCCTTAATCTGAACTGTGATACCTGGCACTGCCATCAGATGTTCCTCTTTAGTTCGATTCTCATCTGTCGCCGCCTGCCCTCTGGATCGAAGACACTTACGACGTTGTAAACAACGTCATCGATAATGCATCGCATATCAGTCGTAACATTCTTGCCGCCATGATACTCGCCATGCAGAACATGCGTCGTTTCTGGCTGAACTTGACGACCTCTGAGAACTTCCCCGCC